ATTTTATCACCACTGATTGAAAAAAAAATAGTAAAAATTAATGAATCGACTGGTAAAATTGCTTTTAAAAACGGTTCCATGATCCACTTATGTCATTGCCAACATGAGAAAGATGTTTACAATTATCAGGGTGCGGAAATAGATATTTTACTAATAGATGAGTTAACTCACTTTACAGACTTTATATATAAATTTCTTAGAGCAAGATGCAGAACGGCGGGACTTGTATATCCTGCAAACACACCAGATTTTTTACCTCGAACATTACCAAGAATAATTTGCGGATCAAACCCTGGTGGAGTGGGACATGAATTTGTAAAAAGTGAATTTATAGACAATAAAGACCCTTTAAAAATTTACAAGATGGATCCAGAGGAAGGAGGAATGACAAGGCAGTTTATACCGGCAAAATTAAACGACAACCCGACAATGACACAAAGTGACCCTAATTACAAGCATAAGTTGCTAGGCTTAGGTGGTGCATTAGCCAGGGCAATGCTAGATGGCGATTGGGATGCTATCGAGGGGGCTTATTTTGATACCTTTAATAAAGATACTCATATAATACCAAGGTTTGAAATACCAAAAGATTGGTTTAAAATACGAGGTTTTGACTGGGGCTATTCTGCACCCTTTGGTGTATTGTGGGCGGCTATAAGTGATGGAAGTTTAATAAACATTGGAGGAAAAGAAATCTCATTACCTCGTGGTAGTTTAATTTTTTATCGTGAATATTACGGATGGACAGGGAAGCCCAATAAAGGTTTAAAAATGGAGTTGCCAGAAATAGCAAAAAACACAATGGAAAGACAAGGAAAAGAAAAGATGAACAGACAGGTAGCAGATCCAGCAATTTTTGATGAAAGTAAAAAAAATATGGGAATGACACAGGCCGAAGAGTTGGCAAAATATGGCTGTATTTATGAAAGAGCCGACAATAAAAGGGTAGCAGGTTGGCAACAAATAAGAACAAGATTGACAGGGAAAGACGGTAGACCACTAATGTATATTACTGAAGATTGTAAAAACTTAATAAGAACACTGCCGATAATGCAATATGACAGAACGAAGCCAGAGGACTTAGACACAGCACTAGAAGACCATTTATTGGATGTAGCCAGATATATAGCAATGTCAAGACCTATAACAATAGACATAAAAGAGGCTTTACCAGATCCAACACAAGATTTCTGGGAAAACTTTAACCCGCACCAGGTAAGAAAAGGAAAGAAAAACAAGAACTATGAATAAACTTGACTTTTATCTAATTTTACATAACCTAGAAAAAAGTTATTTACTATAAGAATCATGAGCAACGAAGACCAAAAGAAATCAAAACAAAAATCAGATTTACACGAGATCTGGAAAAAAGAAATTGAAAAATGTTTAATATTTCATGAAAAATATTTTAGAGAATCTAAAAAATATGAAAATATTTATAAAGATCAGTATAATGTGGAAGATGTAAACAGGTATAATATATTATATGCCAATACCGAAACATTAGCCCCTTTAGTGTATTCAAAACTACCCAAGCCTAATATAACAAGAAGATTTAAAGATGAAAATGAGGAGGCTAAAATTGCAAGTGAAATTTTAGAAAGAGTCACAACCTTTTTTTTAGAAACAACAAAAGCAGATACAATTTTTAGTAAAGCAAGAAAAGACTTTTTAATTAATGGGCGTGGTTTGGTTCGTGTTTACATGGAAGAGGGAGAAGTTGTAAAAACCGAAGAGGGAGAAGAAATTCTGGACGAAAGCAACAAAAAAATCTTCTTAAAAAGAATAGAATATAAAAATTTTATAACAGATTACACAGCGACCAGTTGGGACGATTTAAATTGGTTAGCTTTTAGGTCTTATAAAACACAAGCAGAATTATTGGAATTGTTTGGCGAAGATGCAAAAGACTTAGAGCCAGATTCAACGGACAATGATGGAAAACTAGAAACTTTAGAAATTTGGGAAATCTGGGACAAGGTAAACGATCAGGTATTATGGTACACACAAGAAAAGATTATCCAAGTAGATCAAAACCCTTATAATTTAAGCAATTTCTTCCCTATAGCCAGACCAGTAGGCACCGACAGCGATCCTAGTTCATTATTGCCTATACCTTTATATAGGATGTATAAATCACAGGCTGAAGAATTAAATATTTTAGATGAAAGAATAAGGTCTTTAACGGAGCAAATAAAATATACAGGCGTTTATAATTCAGTCGCAGAAAATGAAGATGTCCAAAATTTATTTAATGGAGAAGACGGGGACTTTGCTCCTATGTCTGGAGGTGCAACCGTAGATATTAAAAATCAAATTTATATAAAAGATATAGTTCCTATTGCTAACACTATAACCATTTTAACACAACAAAAAGCACAAATTATTAATAATATAAGAGAAATTACGGGCTTATCTGATATTGTTAGGGGTGTAAGTATAGCGAGCGAGACGGCAACAGCACAAAGACTCAAGGGCGATTTTGCTATTAGTAGAATCCAACCTTTACAGAAAGCTAACGCCATTATGATAAAAGACACTATGGAAATTATGGCAGAGTTAATTTGCGAAAACTACAGAATAGAAGAGTTAGCAAAAATTTCTGGTTGCCAAATAGTAAGTTTAAAAGATATTGCAGAAACAGCACAAGACAACCAAAACATGCTATTACAAGAAGCAGTAAACAACTTGCCAGAAAATTTGTCAGGTGCAGAAAAAGTGCAACAAGTAGAATTATTAAAACAACAAGCCAAAAAAGGATTTGATAAGACTATGAAAATTGCACAAAACGAATTGAAAGGCTTTGCAATGGAGATAGACCAAGTAAAAAAAATAGATGAAATATTAAAAGATGATGTTTTGAGATCTTTTTCAATAGATATTGAAACTGACAGCACTATTGAGGTTGACCAACAAAGAGAAAAAACCGAAAGATTTGAATTTGTTAGTAGTGTAACAAACTTTGCAAGTCAATTTACCCCTTTGGTGCAAGCTGGAATATTACAGCCAGATGCTTTTAACGAGTTTTTAGGGTTTATAGCAAGACCTTTTAAAGTAGGTAGAAATCTGGAGGAGTTTTTACTATCTAAGCCAGAAGAGACGAAAGAAGAGGAGCAGCCTTCACAAGAAGAAGTGCTGGCACAAGCAGAAAACGAAAGACAAGAAAGAGAGTTCCAGTTTAAAGTAGAAAGTGAAAAGGCTAAAATTAATTTAGAACAACAAAAGATAGATATTGAAAAAGCAAGAGTTTTACAAAACCAAAGGCAATTTGACGATAAAATTGATTTTGAAGACGCAAACAAAGCAGCAGATCGCCAAGCAAAAACACTAGAAAGGGTCGCACCAACAGCGGAGCAGGTAATTGAAAATAGAACCCAAAGACTCAACGAACAAATAAAAAATGACTAGAAAAGTTTTAAAAACTATAGACGGGAAAAAGCAATGGGTATTTGATGGATACGGAAAAGGCGGAGCGTCAAAACAAAGAAAGATGCCTGCTTCCGGAGAAGATTTGACAATAGACGGTTATATCTCTAAGCATGGAGGAATTGAAAGCCATGTTGATAATAAGGTTTACACTACAAAAAACGGATACTTAAATCATTTAAAAGTAAATAATTGCCATATAAAAGATTATTAATTTTACATAACCTTGACAATTAATTTTACATAACCTATTCTAATTAAAATAATTATCTTTAAATATTTTTATGTCAGATACATTAGAAAAAAACAGCCATTCATTAGCTGAAATTCTGGAAGAGAATAACGAAACTCAAGAAATTGAGAATCAAGAAACTGTTCAAGAAAACAATACTGAAAATAATGATACAGAAGTTGATGCAGAAAACGCACCAATTGAAGAATCAGAAGATCCAGAGGAGGAGCTTAAATTTATTAGATTAACCAGTGGTTGGACTAAGGAAGAAAAAGAACTCGTCAAAAAAATTAAAGACCCTGAATTAAGACAAGAAGCAGTAGAAGCTACCAAAAAAAGAAGAGTAGATTTTGATCGTAGAAGTCTTGAACTCGGGAATACTAGGAAAGAGTTGGCAGAAATGCGAACAAAATTAGAGGAGTTAACCTCGAAGCAAAATAACCCTGTTGCAGAAGATGAAGATGAATATCTAACAGAGCAAGAGCTAAAGCAAAAAAAACAACTTGAAAATGTTGAGAGACAATTGCAAGAGTTAAAGGAACAGGAGGCGGTAAGCCAAGCTCAAACGGTGCAAAAAGAATTAACAAGCTTTGCACAAAGTCAAAATGAAGATGGAAGT